CAAATGCACTTGGATCACCGTACCTATAAAGAAATTGCACGAATCGCCGGCATCTCAAAATCACGAATTGGTCAAATCCTCGCCGACCCAGCTCGTATCCGCTCAGTAGCCGAGTCCACCGCCGCTGCAAATTACGGTACACTACCTCTCGCCCAAACGCGCCTAAAAGAAATTATAACCTCAGGTAATGATAAAGACGCTACCGCTGCCATCAAGTTATTGTTCGAGGCAACAGGTATCAAGCAACCGCACACGTCAAACAGCAACGTCATCCAGGTGCTTCAACAAGTCTTTGCCGGTTCCGAAGGCCACATATCGAGCCAAGCTCAGCAAACCATCTCGGATTTATTCGCCATCCGGCACAAAATCATGCAGCTCCCCGGCAATACTGAGGTAATCGATGTAGATCCTATCGATGTCGATGACGAGGATGACGACGGGTAGCGAAAAAGGGGTAACAATAGGGGTAACAATAAGACTGGTAAATCGATATGTATATAAATAACAGGATGTTAGAGCTTGAATTAGATGGATCTCATCTCCACCGAATTTGACAGAGAACGAGCAGCTCGAGGATCCTATGTGGTAGGCGCCAGCCTCGGGGGCAGGGGGGGGGCGGTGACCCGACGGTTGACTCTGATTCTGTATCCCTACATTCCCTTTACACGGGGGGTATATACAGTTTAGTTGTGGTACGATAATAGGTATGGGGGTATGGATTGGATAATTTTTGCAAGAGGGAGGTGGAGTGATGGCATTTGGGGGTCCGATAATACCGCCGGGTGGTGTGCCTTTGGTGGGTCAGGACAGGCGTCCGAGGTTTGATGTAGGCAAGGGAGTGCAGTTAGGGTGTCCGAAGTGCAAGGCGGTATCGAAGGGTTGGTTGAGTGCGTCGCACCTATTTTATTTTCCGGCGGAGGGTAGTCCGACGGGCAAGGCTGAGGTAGTGCCGATGGAGGTACGTATATGTGTAAAGTGTGGGTATTTATTAAAGAAGACGGATGTTGATTTACAGGTAAGGGAGAGGGGTGGTGTTTCTGATACAAGTTCAATTAATGGAGGTATGTGATGATAACGGCGATTATTGTTTTTAACGTAGTTATTGCGGTGATATTAATAGCGCAAGGGTTCAAATTTTAGGTCCGGTTTAGCGGTTTAGGGGGGTAAACCCCCCCGCTAAACTAAACCGTGAAAAATTCCTGAAGTTTAGTTTTTCTCTTGTTGTTATTCCGAATATTTTCTGTATGTTATCCATTATCGGTTTAGCCCGGTTTAGTTGGCAGTTTAGTGTTTTCCGGTTTAGTCAAATTGGCCTTCAGTTTAGCCCAAAGTTTAGTTTTTTTCGGTATCGGAAACATAGGTGAAACCGGTTTGGGTTAGCTTGCCTTTTTTGGACATCAGCCCTTCATCCATCCCCTGTTTCTTGATCTGAGAAACCCGGCCCTTCGATATTCCCAGGGTTTGCCTTAGGCCTGATTTGAATTAGTGTTGGGATAGGGACTTTTTACATTGGCCCTATTTTTTTATTCAAAAACTGAACGGCATTCATTTTTTGGTTGACACTCACAAAATAACCGTGATATATTCCGTTTTGCTATTAGTAATTATTCCTAACAAGGGGGCGTTTTTCCCCTTTTCAGCCCCCTATATAGCCGGGGGTGCCCACCTCCAGCACTCCCGGCACTTACAAATTTAATTTTAAAGGAGTTTTAAGAAATGCCGGTTGTAAAGACGACCATGACGATTGCTGAGGACAGATTTGTAACACCGTCTGTGGATGTACGGGGTTACAGTCGGGTGGCGTTATGGGTTCCGACTGTGGACGATTCGACGGTTATTCATATCGAGGTAGCGCCCGAGATGCACCAGTTTAATTATCCGTCTGTTGATAGCGATTATGCGGCTGCGGGGGTGGTTGCAGAATGGCGGATGGACGATGCTGATGGTACGACGATCACCGATAGGGTAAACGGGATTGAGTTGACAGAGCAGGGGAATCCGACGTTTGCGAGTTCTGCGGCGACTTCGGGTTTGGGCAAGGGTTTGGTGTTTGACGGTACGGGGGATGCGTTTGACGTATTAACCAGTGCGGTAGTGCCCCAGAGTGTCATGCCGACGACTGGTGATTTTGCTGTCGAGGTAGTTGGAAAGTACACACATGCGTCGATTGGTGCCGGGGACACCATAATTGCGTGCCGGACGGGTGCGGCGGGTGTCGGCTGGCAGATGGAGTTTGACGCAAACCAATACATTGATTTCCATGTTGATGATGGGACCGAGACGGTTTTAACGGGTGCGACTGATGCTGCAACCGATGCGATTGTTCATGCGTTTGTATCTTTGGATCGTGACGGGAACGGTGTGATTTACATAAACGGTGTTGCTGACGACACGACCGCTATAACCACAAGTCCGGGGACGATTATTCCGACAGCGGGAGCTACGGCGCGGCTGTCCATTGGTGGTGATGCGGATCGGACTGCCGGTGATTGTTTGTATGGCACGATTTATTTTGTGCGGATTTACAACCGTAAATTTACGGCGGCCGAGGTTTTGAACAAATACCGGATTATGATGAATCAGGGGTATCCCGGTTGGACGAGGTTAGCCGACGATTATGACGGTGAGCCGTTTGTGGCAAGAAACGAGGTAACGACTGCGCGACCGCTTTACATGAAGCTAAAGCACGATTTCAAGAATTTATCCGGTGTTCGTGCGGTTCGTGCGGCGTGTGTAACTGAGCAGACGACCACTCCGGCGGCATTGGATTTTTATTGGGAATTAAGCTGATTTGTTAACGGTTCAAGAAGAAGTACAGAGGGCATCGAGGAGTTTACAGGCATTATTCGAGTTTATGCCTCATCCCGTAGCGGATGCGTACATAGCGTCCGGTGCTAATTTAAGGGTGATTATAAAGGGCAACCAGGGCGGGGCGACGGCTACAACGTCGTATGACGCTGTTTTAAGGGTACTTGGTTATCACCCGGTAGCCAAAAGAAACGTATTAAACAAGCCTATCCGGTTTATTTCAAAGGTTTTGCCGATGGGTCCTGAAGACGAGGAAAACCAGCAGTATGTAGAGTTTAAAAGGCTGTTGCCTTCAGAGATGATCGAAAAGGACGTAACGGCAAGGTCGACCCAGATGATGGTGCGCAGGCCGTCCGGGGAGCGGGTAAAAGTCGAGTTTATGTCGTCAAAGCAGGATTTGGACGCTTTCATGTCGGTCCAGCGTTCTGCGATTTATCAGGACGAAGAGATCGAAAAATCCAAGTGGGACGAAAACCAGATGCGCCTTTTAAAAGAGGGTGGTGACACATCGGTTTCACTGACCCCTGCAAGGGGGCTTGACTGGACGTACGATCTTTTATGGTGTCGTGCTTCTAAGCTTTTCCGCTCAAAAACCATTGCAGACAAATTCGGGTTGCCTGAATTTGAAAAAACCGGGCTTGATACGGGTATCGAGGTTTTCAATTGGGCGACCGACGACAACCCGGTGATGACCGCAGAGACCATCGACCGGATATTCAGCGAGGTAATCGACGAGGACGACCTTGCTATGCGCCGGTACGGGGTGTTTAAGCAGGCGTCGGGCAAGATTTACAAGGTGTTTTCAAAACAGGTTCATAAGCTTCCTGCCGGCAAGGTTTTCGATGCTGCCGCTTTTAGGAATTACTGGCATTTCAGGATTATCGATTATCACCCGTCAAAGCCGTGGTACGTGACGTGGGTTGCGATTTCACCGACAAACGAGTGGTTTGTATGGCACGAGTTTGTGGCCACCCATGACCGATGCACCACATACGATTTGCGGGATAAAATAAAGGGTATGAGTTTGGTTGACGAAGACGACCCGTTTAATCGTGCGACACTGATTGATCCATTGGCTCAGATGAAGCAGCCGAATACCGGGTTTTCCGTGTTTGACGATTTAAAGCGGGGTGAGAACGGCATTCGGAGATTAACGCCGGCAGACACCAAGAACGCTTCGGCCAGGGACCGGGTTAAAGTGCGGCTGAAAAACGCGCTTACCGCCGAGGTGCCAGGCAACAACGTCAACCAGAACCATCCATACAGTGAACGGTACGGTATTCATATGCCCACGTTATGGTTTTTGGATACGTGCAAGGTGCATATCGAGCATTTTGATAAATGGCGGTTGATCGATTTCAAGCAGGAGCATGTCAAGGCGACCCGGACGGTTAAAAGGCCGTCTGAGAAGTGGTCTGATTTTTGCCGGAACATCGAGTTTTTGGCGGCGCTTGACCCTGTTTATTACCAATTACCTGACGGCAACGACAACCGGAGAAAGCTGTTTTTGTTTCAGGGGCGAAGATAGGAGCGGCAGGGTGCCCAAAGGAACCAAAACACACAAACTATATGAAAAACTTAAAAAGCGTGGTTATTCCAAGGCTTCTGCCGCTAAAATTTCTCAGAAAGCAACAGGCAAGTCTTTAAAGACGGGCAAGCGACCGAGGCGGAAAAAATAATGGTAAGCAGGTATTTTAAGAAGAAAAACCCCAGGGGGGCCCCAAAGCAGAAAACAGACGCGCCTTTTGGTGAAGATATTCAACAGCAGTTGCTCAAGGTGCTTGGGGATGAGCTGGTAATTGCAGAGCGGAATACCGAAGTCTCTACCAAGCACTTTGACGAATACTACAATATGGTGCATTGCCTGCGGGTTGGAAAAGAAAATGATTGGGAAAGCGATATTTACCTTCCGGAGTTTGTTTCCCGGCTGCTTACCGATATCGGCAATTTCGTAGCGCAGTATTTTTCGTCCGACGATTATGTGGAAACCGCAAAACATAGTAGCGAGCCGGAAGATGTCGCAGAAGCGAAGGCCTCCAAAGACCTATTGAATTACGTTCTAAACCGCAAGGACTCCTATTATTATCATAAGCTCGTAAGGTTGCTGATGTTCGTGCGGCCTACGGGTTACGGGTATATCAAGGGCGGGTATGCGCAGCGGGTTGAAAATCGGTTTGTGGGTACGAAAGTTCGGTCCGAGTATGTAATGGACGATATGGGAAATGTGCTTGATGAAAACGGCATGGTCTACGAGGACTCCTACACGCAGAAACCGTCGTTTGTCACGGTGGAAGATCCTGTCTATGAAGACGTGGTTTTGGAGGATCGCCCGACATTTGACGTGTATCCGAACCAGTATGTTCACGTAAGCCCTGAATATGTGTACTCGCTTCAGGATAAGCGGTATGTGATTTTCGAAACCGAAAAAACCCTTGACGAGCTGAAAGAAGATGCTCCGTTGTGCGGATATTTCAACTTGCATCTTCTAGAAAAAATAGAAGGCAACACTGCCGATCATGCCGAAAAAACTTACAATAAAGGCGGAAAAAAGGATATTCCGCCGGAGCCGGTAAGCCCTCCGTTTGTTGTATTCGAGAGATGGGGTTTGTTTCCTGCAAATGTCGAAAGGGATATGAGCGGAAAAATCATAAGCGCAAAACCGGGGATAAACAAACAAGGCGAGATAGACGATAAAGCTGAAAATATCGAGTGCATCTTGTCTTATGTGGAACTGCCGGGCATGGGCAAAACAGATCAATCATCGGCAAAACTTTATGAGATGATCCGGTTTCAGGCATCGCCCCACACTAAAAGGCCGATGGTGCGGTTTAACTGCTACATCGACGCTTTAAACGATGAGGGTTTCGGGGACGGCGAAGTCACCCGCGAATTACAGATTGCCACAAACGACATGTATAACTTGAGCAACTATCGGACGAAACTGGCGACCACTCCCGCATTTAAGGGAAAGCGGTTTTCAGGAATACCGTCAAAGATAACGATCAGCCCGGAAACAGTAATCGAGCTTGAGGATATGACCGATCTTCAAGAAGTGCTGATAAAAGACGACATCCAGGGGGCGATGATTCATCTGGGCACGCTTTCTTCGCGGATGGATTATGTAATGGCGACATCTCCAATGACTATGGGGATGGCTCCCGAAAACCGGGAGACTGCAACCGTCGGTTCGATTATGGATCAAAGGGCGTCAATCCGAATCGGCATGAAGTCGATGACGCTTGAAAAAGTAGGGTTTACCGAGTTTTACGATATGTTGCTTACGCTGTGTGGTGATTTCATGCTGCCGCAAACCCTAAAGAAGATTTTGGGCGAAGACGCGCAGTTTTTCAACCCGGAGCGCGAAGATCGGTTCAAGCCGGTAAGCCAGGCGATCCAGACAGAGGAAAGCAAGAAATTCAAGATCAAAATGTGGGACCAGCTTTTAGGAAGACTTGTGGCGTTTCCGAATCCAAAGACACCCTTGGTTATCAACTACATTATGGGCCAGGTGCTTGAGTTGATGGGGGGCGATTTCAAGCATTTCAAGAAATTCATGTTCGAGGAAGACATTAAATCAAATTTCTTGTATGCGCTTGCTACCGGCCAGGGCAGGGGGATGTTGCAGGGGGGTACGCCGAATATGCCCGGAGGTCCCAACCCGCAATCGAATCAAGCGGGGCTTCCTATGATGGGACAAGAAATGGGTGCAAGAAAAATGCTTGAAGGAGCGGCATGACACATCAAATAACGGGATCCCAATTACAGGAATACCTTGACGGATTTTCCCAAGGGTTTCAGCATACCGTCCGCCCGATGATCAGGGAAGCGGTATTAAAACAAATTACGGATTCCGAGTTTTTGCGGTCTGCTTTCAGCACGCCCGAGGGTGTTGCTTTATTTAATCACGGTCTTGAGCGAATAGCTGTAGAGGTGGGTAAAATAATCGAAAAGTCTATTGCAGGGGTTACGGCAAAGACAGCAGAAAAGATAGTGCCTCATGCTCAACACATCAAAATCATTTACGACATGATGGAAAGCTGGGCGAAAACATACGATTCCGGCCAAAAACACATCCAAAACGCAAAGAAAAAGGAGAAGTAACAGATGACGGAAGAATTGACAACCGACGGTGCGACAGAACCCGCGCCCTCCGGTGAAAGCGGCAGCGAACCAGCCCCGCAGACAGATACAAAACCGGTTACGTTTACCCAGGAACAAGCTGATGCGTTGGTGGCTATGGCGGTCGGAAAAGCCTCCCAGGATTTTAGAACATGGTCCGGGAGGCGCGATAAGGCGCTTATCGATCAGTTGGCCGGCACCATCGACGAGCGGATAGGGGCATTGAAACCGCATACCGGCGAGCCGATAAAAGAAGAATTTGATTTTGAAAATCCGGGAGCTTCAATCGATAAAATACTTGCCAAAAGAGAGCACAAAAGAACGTCCGAAGCGCAGAAATTCAACGATGCTGCAATAACCGGCATCGGTAAATATATGGATAGCGACCCGATATTCAAGAACCCGGAGTTCGGGCATAAAGTTTTGGAAACGGCACTTCAGGGTTTGGTGCGGTTGCGGCGCGATGTTCCCCCGAATGTTGCCGCAGAGTTATTGGTAAAGGATGCTGTTTTAGAGATCGGTAGAGAAAAGATATCAGGGCCGAGAAGCCCGCTTGAAAAAAACACAGCTGGAAAAGCGCAATTCGGTAATGTAACCCCACCGGCTTCCGATTCAAAAAAAGCGGCGGCATACACAGGGCCGAAATTGTCCGAGTCCGCCTCGAAGCTTGCGAGCAAGTGGGGGTATAGTACTGAATCTTTGAATAAGCTGTTTCCAGAAAAAGAGTAAATGGGGTTTTATCAAGACAAAGTTCAATATGGTGATTTTGCCCAGCGTTTGGAATCTTACGAGTCGCTCGACAGGGCGCTTGGGATGTTGTTTGGTGAGAAATATTCGCTTTTGGGCAAGAACATAAAGGACAACATATTGCGAGTGTTGCAGTCACGACAGCAAAGACCGATAGAACCGAATGACCCGGTTGGGCTTGCGACAGGGTATCCAAAACAGGATTGGATGTCGGCTGCGGCTATGGCCGGTAGCGCAATGCTTCCGACAACCGCTTCAATATTTGCCGGTCGAAAGGCGAAGACGTCGGACACAAAGGCGCTTGCAAGAACCGATGTCGGTATAAATGCGGGGGGCATGACCCCTGCTGCGGCACGACAGTCTTTCGGTTGGTTCAAAGGACAGGAAGGCAAGTGGCGTTTTGAGATTGATGATAGTGAGGCGGTCTATGTTCCAGACATAGAAACCGATCATAAAATTGCATTAAAACTGCAAAGAGCTGGTGGGGCAAAGCTAGACGATGTTTTAA